GATTAAATTCTCTAATTTGGTATCCAATAGATTTGAGGGAGCCAATCACCCCACCCGTATGGTCACCATCCTCATTCATTGTGGGGTTGGTTGTCCAACTTCGGATGAAGGTGTTTAGTCCATCAATAATCAGAACTCTACTATTTCTCTCACGAAGGTGATTCGTTTCTCGTTCCTGCTCAACTTCGTTTAGAATGTTTTTATAGAGGTCTTTCATTATGTAGTTGTTGTTGAATCAGAAAAATAATTGTGAATACCTTCACCGAAATAATTATCGATAGTTTGTAATCTATCTTCTGCATCACATAGTTTGGATAATGCCTCTTCTGCGTTTTTATAAAAATCCTCAGTTGAGTGGTCTCCAATACCCACTGCTTTGTTCTCCAACAACTCCAAAGTAAGGAGTGCTTTAGCTCTATCTGCTTTCGCAGATGCTTGTAACATTTCTTTTAATTTACTCATAACTTATTATTACTTTTTATTCTACCACCTCAGCTCCCTCAGTATCTAACTCATGTGCTTCGATATCTTTAGAATCTGATTTGTATTGTAAGATAGTTGCTTCGCAAATCTTTTTGTAGATTTGTTCTTTAACATCTTCTCTTTCTTCCATCAAATCAATGAAATCTTTGGATTGGAATTTAATTTCCTCTCCAGTTTCCGTATCAATGTAAGTGTACCATGCACCAGCCTGCTTCACCAACTTATTTTCCTTCATTACTCCTAACCAAGAACCGAAGTTATCGATTCCTCTATCAAAGAATATTTCGAAATCAGCTGCTCGAAGTGGTGGTCCCATTCGGTTTTTGATAACCTGACATCTAACTTTCATACCAATGGTTTTATCTTGCCCATTGACTTTTTGTTTGATTTGTCCCATATTCTTCAAACGAAGTCTAACTGATGCATGGAATGCAAGAGCTTTTCCTCCAGAAGTAGTCCACGGGTCACCAAACATAGCGTTCATTTTCTGTCTTAATTGATTAGTGAATACTAAGGTGATTTTTTGCCTACCAATTAAATTGGTAATTTTTCTCATCGCCTTTGAGATAATAATAGCTTTATCAGTAGCGTATCCATCTTTACCATAATCAGCTGCCAACTCATTCTTAGTTGAAGCTGCAGCAACTGAATCTACTACGATTGTTACTAACTTATCCTTTTGTGTGGTTCTTACCTTTTCAATGATTGTTTCAGTAAATTCGAAAATTTGTTCTACTGAATCAGCTGATACATAAAGTAGTTTTGCTACATCTACACCAATTGCTTCTAAGAATTCTCTACTTACCGCAGTTTCAGTATCAATTAGAACCGCAACACCACCTTGCCTTTGTGTTTCAGCAAGGAGGTGTGCAGATACTAATGATTTTCCACTTTGTTCTAAACCAGTTACTTCGGTAATTCTACCAACAGGAAGTCCACCATAAGGGCGATTCGAAATGGCAACATCTAACATAGCACAGCCAGTTGATATCCATCCATCCACATTTGTGGGTGCATCATCCTCTCCTAAGAAGAAGGCAACCTTCTGGTCTTTGTTTGTTTTGTTTAGCTCGGAAGCTAGTTCCGCCGCTAAGTCCATTTCTTTTTTTGCCATTTAGTGTAAATTATCCGTTAAATAAATCATCAAATGCTGATGCAACATCATCCATTTTCTTTTTCTCTTCAGTAGTTACCTCATTTGAAGGTGCTGCAGCTGGTGCCGTAGTAGCTTCAGTTTTAGGTGCTGATGGAGTTGATAGAGTTTGTTGAGAAACACTCTCTTCACCTTCTTCAGCAGTTGGATTTAACCAACCTTCTAATACTGATTTTAATTCATCATAAGATAACTCTGAATAGATATCAGTAATGTTACTTTGAGATTCCATAAAGTTTTGGATGTTAGTATCACCCTCTGCCAATGGAGTTACATTTGGTTTAACACGGATAGTAGTTACAGGATAAGAAGTTCCTGCATCTTCAGCTGATACATACTCAATAGTAATATCTCTACCATTATTAGGGTCAGTAATATCACCATAGTCTGGGTCAGCAATGTAACCTAAGATTTCCTGATAAACAGTTTTGCCGAATCCCCAAAACTTAACACCTTCTGATTCCTCTCCTCTTACGAGTACAGGTACAAAAGTTCTTAATTTTGGCTCCATTTTCTTCGCTGCTTTCCAATCTTCTTTATCACCCATTCTTTTCAACTTTTCAGCAAACTCAACGATTGGGTCTGGTCTACCAAATGAACTTGGAGACAAGTACGTTTTGTTGTTGATGTTGTAATGGAAGAATAGTTCAATGAAAGGATTTTCAGGAGAAAATTTGTAAGGAACGATTCTGACTTGATGTTTACCCGGTGTGGGTTTCCACAGATTTGATGTTCTGTTTGAAGTGTTTTGTAGTTTGTTCAGTCTACCTCTGATTGCGCTTAAATCTAGTGCCATAATTTTTAAATTTTAAAGTTTTAATTGTTTTATTGGTTTTATTATGGTGTCTTTCCTACACCTTATATAAATATCAAAATACCTGGTTTTAAGTGGAATTTT